TTTCATTACCATGGAGATGAAGATCACCCCAACCTGGAAGACTTACCAAGAGTTGACTACCGAAGGCTAAAACCGCTTCAGGGAGGCTTAAAGCGAGTCGCGCGATAGCTTAAAATGCCGGAAGGGATCAATGCCTATACCGAACAAACCGGAGTTTAAGAATCCTGTACGGCTTGAAGAGGTTGCTGATCGCCTCTTCCTTATGTCGCCGCGGCGGTACCGTCAGCTTGTGAAAGAGCGGGGGTTTCCTCCGGTCGTTCGGGGAATGATTGATTTTCTCCCGGCAGTCCAAGCCGTGATCCGCTACTATCATGACCTTGCGGCTTCTCCCGGATCTTTGAGCTTGATGGAGGAGCGAGCGCGGCTGACGAAGCTGCTTGCGGACAAACGGCAAATCGAAATCCAGGAGAAACTAGGAAAGCTGGTTGACGCTGACGTTGCACGTGAAAAGTGGGCGCAAGTGCTCCAGTCCATCCGGAACAAACTGCTTCAGATTCCGGGGCGCCTTGCACCAGTTGTCTTAGGATGCGAAACTCCGGAAGAAGTTAAACAGATTACAGAGCGAATCATTGCGGAAGTCATGGAGGATCTGTCGAATCCGGACCTAGTGGCAAAAGATGGAAAGCGGAAGACAAAGTCGAAGAAATCCAAGCGCAATCGTTGATGATCTTATCGCAGAGACGCTTTCCATTCTGAAACCGCCTCCACCTTTGACGGTGAGCGAGTGGGCGGAACGGTTTCGGGTTTTGAGTCCGGAAACCGCGGCCGAGCCTGGCCGCTGGTCGAACGACAGAGCTCCTTACCAGCGGGGAATCATGGACGCGGTTCACGAACCAGGGGTTCAACAAATCGTAATCATGAGTAGCGCGCAGGTCGGGAAAACTGAGATTGCGCTAAACATCTTAGGCTACCATGTGCAGATGGATCCTTGTCCGATCCTGATCGTAGTCCCTACCCTTGAAATCGCGAAACACTATGCTCAAGATCGGATTTACCCGATGTTCCGTGATTGCCCGACTCTAGGGCAAAGGCTTCGAGGAAAGGGAATGAGAAGGCGGGGCCAACATACTTTCCACTTCACGTTTCATGGAGGCCACATCACAATTGCCGGAGCGAATTCTCCTGCTTCTTTAGCTACACGGCCGATCCGGTTGCTTGTCCTGGATGAAGTGGATCGATTCCCAGCTTGCGTCGGCTCGGAAGGGGATCCGGTCGCCTTGGCCAAAAAACGAACTCAGGCTTACTGGAACCGGAAGATTATCTTGATCAGCACGCCTACAATTCAGGGCGTGAGTCGGATTGAGCGGACCTATCAACAGAGTGACCAACGAAGGTTCTTCGTCCCATGTCCGCATTGTGGCGAATATCAAGAGCTTCTCTTCGAAAACCTCCGCTGGAGCGAAGGCAATCCGAACACGGCACACTATGTTTGTGCGTTTTGCCGGCAACCATGGACAGACAAACAGAAAATCGCCGCGGTTCGAAAGGGCGAGTGGAGAAAGACGAACCCAGAAATCATTCTTACCGCGGGGTTCCACTTAAGCGAGCTTTACTCTCCTTGGGCAACCTGGGCCTCAATCGCGAAGGCTTATCTTGACGCAAAGCAGAGCCAAGAAGAGCTTCGGGTTTTCTACAACACCGTGCTCGGACAGACTTGGTCGGAAATCCATTTCGAGGACGACTTGCCTCCGCTTCGCAAGCGGATCGAGCAATACGGGCCAGAGCTGCCAGAACAGGTTTGTGTTTTGACCGCGGCGGTAGATGTGCAAGAGGACCGCCTGGAGATCCTGGTGGCCGGTTGGGGAGAAGGTGAAGAAGCCTGGCATATCGACAGGCAGTTTTTATTTGGACCTCCAGTCGGTGAAGACGTCTGGGAGCAACTTGACCGCTATCTAAGCGAGACAACATGGCCGCATCCTAGCGGTGCAAGGCTGAAGGTAGAGGTGACTTGCATTGATTCAGGCTTTCTGTCGAAACGTGTCTATGACTTTGTCCGACACCGGCAACGTCAGAGAATCTACGCGATCAAGGGGATCTCAACCCCTGGAGCTCCGTTAGTCGGTCGGCCAATGCGGGCCGGTAGGTCAGGAGTTCGTCTCTACCCAGTAGCAGTTTCCGCGGCGAAGGATATTATCTTCGCACGGCTGCAGATCGAGAAGCCCGGCCCCGGATATATTCATTTCAACCAACAATGCGACGAGGATTATTTCGACCAGTTGACTGCCGAACGGCCTGTCGTTAAAGTGACGCGCGGGGTAGCAACTCGGGTTTGGCAAAAGATTCGGGAGCGGAACGAGGTCTTGGATCTTTGGGTGTACAATTTGGCTGCTCTGGCAATCTTGAATCCAGACTTTAAACAGATCAAAAAATTGGTGCTTGCGCCGGAACAACAGAAGGCCGAAATTAAGAGACCGAAGGCTAAGAGGGCAATCCGGGGCGGATGGGTAAAGCGCTGGTAGGAAACCAAAGATGAGCGTACCAAACGAGATTCGCATTGGAACAACAACCGAATGGTCTTTTTCTCATCCGGATTATTCCCCGGACACCTGGAACCTCACCTATAACTTTATCGCTGACGACGGGTCGAAAAAGGTTTCTATCCCTGGAACTGCTGACAATGGTGGCTGGACGATAAAGATTGATCCTACGACTTCGAGGGAATTCACGCCTGGCCCTTGGTCTTACGTTGCGCTAGTGACTGATGGGGCCGACGTCTACCAGGTCGATAGCGGGACCGTCACTATTCTTCCGGATCCGACTGCCTCTGACGTTTCAGCTTTCCAGTCTCACGTCAAAAAAGTCCTCGACGCACTGGAGGCGGCTTTAGAGGGTCGAGCTTCCCGGACGGACCTTGAATACCAGATCGGGAATCGGAAGATCAAGCACATGTCCCCTGCGCAGCTTTACCGGCTTTGGAAGGTGTACAAAATGATGTATGAGCGAGAGCGGAAGGCTGCTAATTTAGGCGAGCAGATCGGGCCGGGGGCAAAAGTGGCAGTGAGATTCAAATAGCAATGGGCTTATTTGGTTGGCTATTCAAACGAAGCAAACCGTCACGCAAGCGGTACGTTTCAGGCTTCGCAGCCGCGAAGCAAGACCGCTTGACCGCCGACTGGATCCTCCCGGGCCGCCTGGGGGTTGACCAGCTCCTCAAGTGGAGTCTTTCGAAGATTCGCGAGCGGTCTCGCGACCTAGCGCGCAATGATGACTACATGCGGCAGTTCCTTCGGATGCTCGAAGCCAATGTGGTCGGGCCGCATGGAATCAAACTGCAGGCTAAGGTTCGAGCCAAGGATGACTCTTTGGACGTCCGAGCCTCTCGGTTGGTAGAGGAGGCATGGATACGGTGGGGGAAGCGCTTTGCTTCGGTCAACGGAGACATGACGCTCCGCGAGATTCTCCGCCTTGCACTGATCAGCGTCGCGCGGGACGGGGAAATCTTCATCCGGATCATTCGTGGGGCGGACAATCCGTTCGGTTTCACGCTCCAGTTGATTGAAGCGGACTTCTTGGACGAGCGGTTTTCTGAGGTGCGCCCAGACGGGCGAAAGATCGTCATGGGGGTGGAAAAAGGCGAGTGGGGGCGGCCGCTCGCTTACTGGTTCTACGATCAACATCCCGGGGAGAACGGCGGAATCACAACCGCAAAACAGGTTCGCGTCCCGGCTGAAGACATCATCCATCTCTTCGTTCGGGACTACGTTTCACAAACTCGCGGGATCCCTTGGGCGCATTCGGCGATTCTGAAGCTTAGAATGCTCGGCGCCTACCAAGAGGCGGAAGTAGTGGCGGCTCGAGTCTCCGCTGCCAAGATGGGGTTCTATGTCGAGACATTAGACGCGCCATATCAAGGTGGGGATGAAGAGGAGACATTGATCTCAGAGGTCGAACCGGGAATCCTCGAGAAACTTCCACCTGGCGTCGACTTCAAGCCTTTTGATCCTGGCAAACCCAACGCCGAGTTTGGAGATTTCTGCAAAGCGATCCTTCGTTCTGTCGCTTCCGGGCTCGGTTGCTCGTACAACATCTTAGCGAACGACTACGAAGGCGTGAATTATAGCAGTCTGAGGGCCGCAAAATTGTCAGAGCGGGATGTTTGGATGGCACTCCAGCAGTGGCTGATCGATAAAGTGTTGGAGCGAATCTTCGAAGAGTGGCTTAACTTCGCGATCCTGACCAAGCAGCTTCCATTTTCCGCTTCTGATGTTCCGCGTCTTGCTAATGTTCGTTGGCAGCCGCGGCGATGGGACTGGGTGGATCCGTTGAAAGACGTACAGGCGAAGATTCTGGAAATCCAGCATGGGTTGACCTCACGGACCCGGGTTTGCGCGGAACGAGGGATTGACTTCGAAGACGTGCTGGAAGAGTTGCGCCGTGAGAAAGAATTGATGGACAAATACGGGGTCCAGATCATCCAAGCCGGAGAAAAGCCAATCATCACGGTCGAGAGTGAGGGTGAAGAGGAACCATCGGGACGGATAATCTTTGACGTGGGGGAGAACTTGCGGAAGATTAAGGAGAGCCTGAAAGCCGGAGGGAACGGAAATGGGAAGCGAGTCCAGACCATATCCGAATGAGCATGCTTGTAGGCTGCGGGATCCTAGCGAATTCAAAGAGTTCCGCAGAGAGAACGGAGCCTTGAAGGTCGATGGAAAACCGATCGACGTAATCTGGGGGATCAAAGTCGAAGACGGCGAGCGGAAAGCCTATATGCAGAGCATGAGGTACCCGCGAGATAAATGGACTGCTGCTGAGGCACGGCAGCATTGCAGAAAGCATGGCGGTTCTTTTGAGCCGGCTGCTCCGAAGGAGAAATCGGCACAGAAGTCTATCGAGGTCGGAATGCTGTACAGGTCGGAACGAGTAGATCCTTCTGCGGTTGATTCCGACGCCCGTCGAATTACGTTGACTTTCTCAAGTGAGCAACCGGTTAAGCGGTGGTTCGGGTATGAGGTTCTTGACCACAAAGAGAGTTCGGTTTCTCTGAGTCGATTAAAAGAGGCCGGGAACCTTCTCCTGAATCACGATCCGGACAAGGTCATCGGAGTTATTGAAGACGTTTGGGTCGACAAAAAGCGAAAGCGTGGTGTCGCAGTTGTCCGCTTTGGAAAGTCGAGCTTGGCTGAAGAGGTCTGGAAAGATGTCCAAGAAGGAGTTTGGAGGAATGTCAGTGTCGGCTACATGATTCATGAGATGGTACTTGAAAAGGAGGAAGGAGAGGAGCAATTTTACAGAGTAACCAATTGGGAACCCTTGGAGGTTTCCATAGTAGCGGTTCCGGCGGATCATACCGTCGGAGTCGGAAGAGCAGAAACCAAAACGGAGGTAAAAGTAATGATGAGCGAGCAAGTAAATCCGGTTCAGGAACCTCAACCTGAAATCCGCGAAGAAAAACCCCGCGTCCAGGTGGACGAGTCGGAGATCCGTAAGCAGGCCCTTGAGACCGAGCGTAAGCGGATCAGTGAGATCATGGCGATTGGTCAGCAACACAAATGCGTGGAACTGGCGCAAAAGGCCATCGCCGACGGAACGTCTGTCGATGAGTTCCGTGCTGTCGTACTGGAGAAAGTCTATGGTGCGCGGAAGATCGAACCGATTGACCCGACTATCGGTTTGAGCAAGAAGGAGGCCCGGCAATTCTCCTTTGTTCGGGCTATCCGAGCTATGGCGACCGGAGATTGGTCTCAGGCGGAATTCGAACGCGAGGTTTCTCGGGCCACCGCAGAGAAGATTAAGCGAGAACCTCGAGGGATTTTCGTTCCATACGACGTCCTGACCATTGACGTCGGAACTCGGCGCGATCTAACCAAGAGCGGAGATGGAGGCAATCTGGTCGCGACCGAGCTGGTGACCGGGGAATTCATCGAGTTGCTCCGGAACGCGATGATGGTTCGCAAGCTCGGCGCGCGAGTGCTGAGCGGGCTTGTCGGCGACGTTGCAATTCCGAAACAGACCGGTGGAGCTACCGCCTACTGGGTGACCGAAGGGAACGCTCCGTCCGAGTCTCAGCAGACCTTCGCGCAACTTGCACTGACTCCGAAGACTGTCGGAGCCTTCACCGACATCTCTCGCAAACTCTTGCTCCAGTCCAGCATGGATGTGGAGCAACTTGTCCGTGAAGATCTCGCGACTGTCTTAGCTCTGGCGATCGACTATGCCACGATTGCTGGAACCGGCTCCGGTGGCCAGCCGACTGGAGTAATCAACACTTCTGGGATCGGCGTTGTTGCGATCGGATCCGATGGTGGTGCCCCGACTTATACTCACATCCTCAACCTCTGGAAAACGGTCGCGCAAAACAATGCCGCTACCGGTCGGCTTGGTTGGTTGACCAATGCCATCATGATCGCGAAGCTTGCGAGCACCGAAAAATTCTCGGGAACCGGTAAGACGGTAATCGAGGACTTACCAGGCCCGGACGGCATGACCACGATGCTTGGTGTGCCTTGCGCTATGAGCAACCAGGTCCCGAGCAACCTGACCAAGGGGTCGAGCAACGACTGCTCTGCAATCATCTTCGGCAACTGGCGCGATTTGGTGATCGCCGAATGGGGCGCACTGGACCTGCTAGTTGATCCGTATACTGGGGGCACTGCCGGAACGGTTCGGGTTCGGGTGCTCCAGGACGTTGACATTGGCATCCGGCATGTCGAAAGTTTTGCTGCAATCTTGGATGCTCGAGATGTTTGATCTTTAACTCCGAAAGGTGAGGTATGAAGGTTAAGCTGCTCCGAAACACCGTCGCAAGAGATGCAGGCAAGGGGGTACCAATGGCAGTCCTTGCCGGTGAGATTTACGATGTTGTTCCAGACGACGCACGGCTTCTGATCCAAATGGGATATGCGAAGCCGGTTGATGAAGAGAAAAACGAGAAGAAAGGTGAAGCCAACAAAAAGCCTAAGAAGTAATGTTTTACGATGACGACCTTGATGCTTTCTTCTCTGACTTCGCTGAAGACGTGATGATTAACGGTCAAAACATCAAGGCTATTTTCTCTGACCGTTACGAAGGGGTGAACCTCGATGGTCAGACCATTGAGGCTCAGTCTCCTTCCTTGTTGCTTCGCACCGCCGACGCCGACTCCGTCTCCGCCGCCGCAGGCGTTGCCGTCCAGGTAGCCGGCCGCTCTTATCATGTCCTAGAGCGACAAGATGGGGCGGCCGGCGTGACTATATTGGTCTTGGCGTAAGATGTTAAGCACACGGAGACGACGAATTTACAAGGCTTTTGCGGACGCGATTGAAAGATACGCGGACGGCCTGGGTGTCTATTTCGCCGAGCAAAGCGCTTTTGCGATCCCATCCAATCAAGATCGAGGGATCATTGTTTACCCAGTTCAAGACAGCTTTGTTCGGCGCGAGAAATTTGGCGAAATCCGGTTTCTCCAGGTTTCCGTTGCTTATTTCGAGCGGCTCGGGCAATTCCAGCAATTCGAGAATGTTTCCATCGAAATCAACCGTCTTGCTCGATCGCAATCCGTTCAGGCTTTGACCCTTGACCAGACTGAGCAAGAGATCCGGTGGGAGATCGTCGATCCAGATTTGCACGTCATGACCATGACCTACCGGTTCGAGTACCTTGATACGCTTGCGCGAGACGTCACATGGCAGTGACCGAGATCCAAACGAAAGCTTACCAGCTGGCCGATGCTTTGCGGCGGATGATTGAGAAGGCTGAGCCTTTCGTCGCTGAGGGCGGTATTGTGTTGACTGAATGGGATTCGACTTTGCAGGCGGATTTCCTTGCGGCGATCGATGATGGAAAAGTTGTCGCATTGATAGAGAAGCCGGAACTTACACTAGTCGAGGACAGCCGAAAACTTTTCTACACCTACGAATATCGAGTCGGAATCTACTGGCGGAAAAACCTTGATGTTGATGGATATGATGTAGCAAAAGAGGTAGCGAGCCGGATCCACTATCAACAACCCAACACAGAAATGACGAAAGGCTTACGTTTTTCGGTCCGCCGAATTGACCGCGGCAATGATGCCGAAGAAGATTTGGCTCGGGTTACTATGGAGGTTGAAATCCGAGCCTTGATTGGAGAACCCAGACAATAAATCTGAGGTGAAAGAAAATGGCCAACAAAGAAGCGCTATATTTAGGAGCGAAAGTTTACTTCGTCAGGGAAGCGTCTGGAGTCTCTGACGCAAACAATAAACCGCTTGATTTTTCCTCTGGTGAAATAGGAATCGCTGACCGAATTCGCGTTCGGTTAGACCATCAGCGTCGAGAAATCATCAAGCCATATCCGGGCCGGAGGCGCCTGGTGGATATTATCAGCATTGGAATGATCGAGCGCATTGAAATCACGATGCGCAATATTACGCCGATTTTTTGGGAATTAATGACGGGCTCGGGCGAATTAGACGAAGGAACAGACGTGGCATATACGGCTGGGGCTACGACTGGCGAGGTAAAGGGCTGGCTTAAGCTGGAATACCATGACGCGAATGACGCGACTAAGTATGAAGCTGATCGGTGGTGTAGTATTCGAATCGAAGAGGTCCCGATAGAGGACCAAGAGATCCAGTATGTGATTCATGCCGATGTGCTTTACAGTTCATTAAACGGTGGGACGATTGTGGAAGTTTAATGCTGAATAGTTGAGCGATGGCTACCCTCCGAGTAACCGGTACAGTTTATAACGCCTACGGCAACCCGTTCACCGGGAAAATCAAATTTATCCCTGACCGCCGGCTTCAGCTGGCTTACGGGGTAACCATGCACTCTAAGGCGGTTGAGGTGGAGGTCACAGACGGGGAGCTCGACGTTCAACTTGAGCCGGGGCGTTATTTTGTGGTTTTTGGTGATGGCGCTACTAAGCCGACAGCAATCTTTCTACCAAATGACGCAGTTGAACCTGTAGATTTTAATACAATCGTAACAGGGACGAGCGTCACAATTACCGGAATAATTTTCCACGATGATTTGCTTCGCAGAGACGATGCCGATCAACATCCTATTTCCGCGATTACCGGGCTACAATCGGCATTAGATTCCAAGGCAGACCAAACAGGTCTCGATGCTCATGTAAGCGACACCAATAATCCCCATCAAGTAACCTACTCTCAGGTCGGAGCTGACCCAGCCGGTACCGCCGAAGCGAAAGTCACCGAACATGAAGCAAAGGCCGACCCTCATCCTCAATACGCCACCGATTCCGATTTGGCGGCCCATACCTCCCGCACTGACAATCCGCATAATGTAACCTACGACCAAGTCGGTGCGGACCCGGCCGGCGCCGCTGCCGCCGTTCAATCCGACCTCGATACTCATAAATCGAATTACAACAACCCCCATCAGGTCACTGCTGAACAGGTCGGCGCAGATCCCGTCGGCACCGCCGAAGCGAAAGTCGCCGAACATGAAGCTAAAACCGATCCACACCCTCAATATGCCACCGACAATGACGTAGCAGCGGTCCAGGAAGATTTAGATGCTCACAAATCTAATTATTCTAACCCTCATCAAGTCACCGCCGAACAAGTTGGTGCGGACCCAGCTGGAACCGCCCAATCATTCATTCAGACTCACGAAAATTCCAACAACGTCCACGCCATCACCGCCGTCACCGGCCTCCAAGCCGAACTATTAGCCCGCGGTAAATACTGGGGTGAACTCACCGTCGCCGAGCTCCCCACCGAAGAGGATGGGGTAAAGCCAGGCGACTCCGCCTGGGTGACGGATGCGTTGAATTTAGATGGTGAAGGAGGATTATATGTTTATGATAAAAACAACGGTTGGGTGGATATTCATTTCAGGATTCCTGCTACAACCTCTTTATTAGATGTCTATAGGGCCGCCTTAGATGCTCCTTACGGAAGATACAAGCGACATGTAATTGTTCCTGGGTGGGGAAATTTATACGCTAGTAGTGGGTATGTAACTGATAGAATGCCATTATATGACGGTTCATCTATAGGGAAAGAGACCGTTTATGCCGTACAACTATATGGAGATCCAGAGCCATATGGGGCCCAAGAATCAAAAGCAATGGCACTTGTTGTTCCCGCGCCTAATTATAGAGGCGAAATTAGGTACTCGATTGCTCGCCGATATCGAGGTATGTACGTGAACTATTCTTTTGACAACATAACCTCCCCCGAAATCTCTATTTATTCTTTGTTTTTATGCGGAATCAAATCAAGTGGTAGTCTAAAACTCGGCGGAGTCATTCATACTATAGAATATGATGAGGATTCTAATTGGTATCATAGAACATATATTGGAATTCTGGATTATGACTTGATGCAAATTGATGGTACAATGATAGAAGAAGAAATCGTAGACCCAGCTGATATTCCTATATATTACATTGAGGCGGATTTCTTCTTATGCCCATATACTGATGCTACCTATTCGAATCACGTACGAATAGAATATAATGGAGAAACATATTACATTGATTATAGTAATATTAGCGCATCCCTGTCAAATCGTACCCCTGTCTGCGTAGGCTATATAAAGAACACTGGCGACAGTGCTAATCAGATGTATTGGAACGAAGTAATTAGTACAATTGTAATGGCGAAATACTAACATGAAAGCCATTAAAACAGCACAACAATATCACCATCCGCTTGCTTCTGTTGCACCGGGTTATCCGGTGATTGCCAGGGAAATTCAGGACGAATCTGAGCTTCGCCCTGGCGAACAAGCGGTAACTGACGGGGAATACCAAGCCTTGCTCGATCAATACAAAGACGTGATCGAGCAATGGAAGGCGAGCCGACCGCCGCCGAAGGCGATACGGCCTTTGCAGGCGGAGGTAATACTGCGGCGAGGTCAAGACGAAGAGGGGAACATTATCGAGCGGATTGAATCCGCAAAGGTAAATCACGATCTGGAAACAGACGGATCGTTCCGGTCGCTGGATCCTGAGGGCGGATTTGTCGCCTGGGACCCGAGCCAGAACCGGGAGGTAATGATTAAGATTGTGGATGGGGTTTTGACTGTTTTGCCGGCTTCCGGGTCTCCACGGTATCCGAAAGAAAAAATTGAGAAAATCCGAAAAGCAAAAGCGAAACGGCTTGAGGTTTTGAAATCTGAGAAACCTGAGGATTTGGTTGATCGCATTAAGGCATTGGAATCGCAACCGAAGCTTTCTGATCTTGTTGCCGAAGTTCGAAAACTTGCTGAACGAGTCGCGGCTTTAGAGGACGCAATTACGATCAGGAATGACGAGGGGGCTTCCGAAGGCAATTCTGACGGCGTTATTAATGCTGGCGATTCTATCTCTGGCTTAAGGAATACTAAGAAACACCAAAAGGCTAACCGGGACCGAAGTAAGTCCTCGTCAAGCTAATGGAAACCTACATCACAATCTGCGATTTGCTGATTTGGTCGGTTGGGATGCTAGGCGGGCTTTTGGGAATCGTCTGCCTTCAGGCCTTGCTTAATCGTCGAGCTGAGCGAGAATACATTGAGAAGGCCTTACTCGATGAATTGCGCGAGTTAAACCGCAAGCTTCAACAGTACATAGACGAGCAGAGGTGAAACATGACGGAGTTTTCAGACATAGTCGGTTATGAAGAGATTGAGGTTGTCTATCGAGATGGAAATAGGGAGTTGGTTAGGGTTCGGCAGTTTGGTCTTGAGGAATGCCCTACCATGCTTCGTCTTCTCGCTGAGGATGATGAGACCAAGCTGATCGCTTTCTACACCGGCAAAACCGCCGAGTGGGCCGCAAAGCTGACGCCACAAAGCCAAGAGCAGATTCTTGAGGTCGGGGAGAAACTCAACCGGGATTTTTTCGAGCGCTGGCTCCAACGGAGGAAGCGGTACAGGGCCATGCTGCTCGGTCCGAGCGAAGAGCAAGACTTGGTGCGCCAGGCAATCGCGGAGGCCGCCGAACGAGTGATGCGCGAGGCATCAGAAAGAATCTTGCAAGAGACTTCTTCTGGCTCGCCGCAGCCACCGGAAGACCGATCGAAGAGCTGAGAAAGATGAGCATTCGACAGCTCAAGCTACTCGCTGAGGCGCAAGAAAAAGTCGAAGCCTCACGAGTTCTCACGACATACAATGCGACGCTACTAGCACTTGCGAATGCTTTTGTGGGACGAGATCCGCAGGTGCGAAGAGCAATTGAAAGACTGATGAGTATGCTTGACTAAGCATCATGCCTCCAAGAACGCAAAGACTTGACCTATATGTTGCTGCGCATACTGAGCAGGCCGAGCAAAAGCTCGGACGGCTTGCAGGCTTTCTTTCTCGTTTCGGTGAAGCTTTGCGTCTCGGTTTCGGCATAGATGTCGCACGGCGGATCACTGACCTGTTTGCTGACATTACGCGGAACATCGAGGAGGCAGTTCGCGTCGGAATCCGCTTCAATCAGACACTCGAGGATGCGCAGCTTGCGATTGCTGCGGTTTTGCGCTCGACATCCCCAGAACTTTTCCGGGGATTTGACGAAGCACTAATCGGCGCGAGAGAAATCATCCGCGGGCTTCAGCGAGAAGCCTTGCGGACTCAAGCGACATTTGAAGAGCTGGTCGAAGCCTCGCAGGGGATTATCGGTCCGGCAATTCAAGCTGGAATTCCAGTCGAGCGAATCGCTGAGGTTACAGCTCTCATTTCACGCGCGGTTTCTGTCGCGCGGCCTGGAGCGCCAAGCTGGCAAATCTTACAAGAGGCCCGGGCTTTGTTGACCGGAGACATCACCCAGCATGCCGACGTTGCGCGGATGCTCGGGATTACTCGACAAGAAGTCCTTCGAGCGCAAGAGCAAGGCCGGATGTACGAATTCTTGGTCACCCGGCTTGCTGCGTTCAATACTGCCGCCGAGCGAGCTTCTCGAACTCTCTCCGTCATGACTTCCAATCTCCGCGACCTATTCACGGTTGAGATGGCGCGGGTGACGGAACGGCTTCTGCCGGTGATTAAAGACGGTATTCGGTGGCTCCACAGTCTGCTTGAGCAAGCGACACTCCAGCGACTGATTGACCTGATTGCGCAAATCAGTTTAGATCTAGGGCAGACATTGGCCCCAGTGTTGCGGTTAATCACTTGGCTGCTCGACAAGCTTATTTCCGGCTTCCAGTTGCTCTACTATTCTCTCCGCGGTGTAATGGATTTTATCGGGACATTTGTCGGGACGCTAATCGGAGGCGGTGGGCTGCGAGAGGCAATTCGGCAAGCCGCGCGAGCGTACGACGAACAAATTTCGCATGTCTTGCAGTTTCGGGAACAACTGCGGCGCGATAGCGAGACGGAATCCACGCGGTTGCAGGCTGACATTCAACGGCGCCGACAACTGACCGACCAACAACGCGCCGAGATACAAAGGGTGCTGACGCAACAGTTGCAGGACCTGAACAATTGGTGGCGATCGATTCTTGGGCTTTTCACACAACGGACTACCGTCCGTGTTGAGCATGGGCTCGGTTACACTTATGGAGCGATTCGACTCGAGTATGAGACCTTGAACATCCAGCGGAGCATTCTGGAGTCGCTTCGGCAAATCTACGCACGACTTCAGGCCGGAATCCAAATCAAGCTTGACAGCCTTGAGCTATGAGCGATTTGAGTGATCCAAATCTTTGGACGATTGTTGAAACTCGGCGGCGCTGGTCGAGCTCCCGTGGCTGGGAAGACGTTTATGTCGCCGAAGGACCATCTGAGGGGCTTGACAATTGGCTCGCTCAGCAACCCCCAGGAGTGACCAGTGTTGATATCCAAACAGATATTGAGCGATTGGACCCTGAAACCGGGCAGCTACAAGGATATGCTCGAGTTACGCTGACTTATGCTTCACAAAACCAAGACCCTCCAGTTGTCCAGCCAGGCGAACCGCCGAATCAAGGTCGGATCCAACCGCCGGTTTGGATTGTTCATCTAGAGGAAGTCGAGATTGGACTGCTGGAGACAGAGAAGACTGAGATTTTACGCTCTCGGGACCCGAATTGGGTAGCTCAAATCGTGGCGCATTGTGAGGCCTGGCTTGCGGCTGCGAAGAAGGCGGCCCAGGAAGGCTCAGAAATACCGCCTATCCCGGTTTGCGGAGCTGGTGAGGATATTGAACCACCTCCCGGCGCGACGAGTGAAGAAATCAATTACGCGAACCAGCTGATCAGCTTGTACACTCACAATCCAGACATCACTAAGCTGACTTACGCGCCGGTGCTCGAAAAGATCGAGACATTGGTCTATGAGAGCACGCTCGCGGCAAGCTATGCGAATGTTGGAAAGCTCTACTCTTGGGCGAGCTTGCTAAACGAAGTTGCGGCTTCGGAGGGAACATCCATCAACGAATGTTCGCTTATGCGTGCACCGCTGATTGATGATGCGACTAAGTCCAATCTTAGCCAATGGGTATGGCTAAAGACCGCTCCGGAAGTCCGCCCTGCTTCCGGAGGGACTTGGCAGATTACGCAGCGGTGGAAGGGGTATAAGTCTTACGAACCCTACTTGTACGACCTGATTTGATACGCCTATGTTGCCGCACAAAATCATCCCGAGGGGACCGGTTACGTCTTTTCTCCGCTACATGCAGGACCGGATTGAAGCGCGAACTCCGCGGCGATCCAAAGGTACGCGCCGGCGGGTCGGGCCTAGCGGTGAATTCGTTCGGGTTGCGATCCGGCATAAGGCGACAGAAGAGACCACAACGACCATTGACATGGTTCCGCGGTGGGGTTGATTCATGCCTGTCAGCCAAAGCGACAGGATTACGAGTGCTCAGTGGGCGAACCTCGCAGAGAAGCTCAACCGGATCCTGCTGCTTGGTGCAGGCGACCCGACCTGGCGCATTCATTACGCCTTTGAGTCGTTGGTGCATGCAATTCGTAATCCAGACGCAACTGGCTTACTCTACCCTCCAGAACATGAAGCACTCCAAATTTACGCGATGGTTGATCCATCGCAGGCAGAGTGGCCTACCGCAGGACCAGGCAATCCTGAAGGAGCAAATGTCGCGAATCCAATCGCGGCTTTTATCTTTGGCTCGGAAGCGCAAGATTTGGTGGATGAGGCAGACCGGCTAACTCTGTTTCCTAGCGTTCAATCTATCACGGGGCCCGATGATGCCTGGTCGATTGCAAAGCACCAACGTGGTGGATATGACGCTGACGCGAAAAAATTAGCCTCCCCATGGTGGGATCTTGCAACAGCATGCGCTCAAGTATTGAGCGCTGACGTGCGACGTGACCGGACTTTCGGTGGCCTGCTCCCAGGTCTAGAGATCCATGACACCCCATGCGATGACCCGGATACTTCCGACATTAATCCGCCACCAGTCAATTACGTCGTGCGGTTTCTCCCGTTGAGACCTGGTTTGCCGACCATCGAATTTCCAGGCACTTGTCAACCCGGTCCTAGTATTGATCCGCCTGATAAATATGACGACCATGTTGCAGACATTTCAATCGATCCGATCGCCGGCTATTACAAGGTGACTCGGTGGAACGGCCAAGTATCAGTCATTTCGATGGCGGACTACATTCTGGACCGCTCCGGACCGGGGCATTGGAGCGGGGCGAGTCTATGGGGGATCCTGTATGCTCTCCAGTGGTATGCATGCAGCTTTCGCGGAACAGCTTCCGAACTTGGCTCGATCATCGCTGGTACGCTTCCGGATGGCGATCCGCTAAAACCTTGGCTTTCCGGTGCATTTGATTTTCAGCGTTTTTTCACGAGCCAATTTCCACTCGCTCCCGCTAAGGGTACTTACGACAGTGAAACGGATGAAGTGGTGGTGACTTACCCGAAGATTCTACTCCCTGACAACCAAGACGATTATTACGTCACACCAGACGGCTTTGTGATCGCAGGTTGGTACGCGAAAGCAGAGGACATTGTTGGAACCGTCAAGGTGGACCTTTTGATCAACGACGTTGTGGTAGATACGTTTGAACTGACTGAATCGAACCCATCTGATTTGCGCTACTTCGATGAGGGGTATACCGGCGTCGCAAAGACCAGAGCAACTGGAGACTATTACCTTTGCGAGGTCGAATTTGCACCGCTCTGGTATTATAAACCGCAACCATGGGATGCGTACGCTTTGCTTCGACTATTGAGCTATCAAAGCTGATTGCCTATGGACGGCCACGGCTACATCACCGGCTACGACAAAAGCGGAGAGCAAACTTGGTTCCGCTACGGAGTGGCGACCACTCCTCGAGCGACGAATGGGTTCCCAGGGCCGGGGAATGCAATCAACCAGACCGGAATCTGGGAAGCGATCAGGCGCGCTAGCCATTGGCTCCGGTGGATTGACAGAAGTCTGTTTACCGGCTACGCCGTCGAGAACGGCAAGAGTGTTCTCTGGTTTCGACGCTACCTAACCGTTTCCGGTGTCAATATCGATGTTTGGGCCGGGATGTTAAACCAAATCCGGCCGGACGCTCTGCCGAAAGGTTGGTCGAACCGATGGGTTCTCGATGTTCTCTTGATTCCTGGCGTTGACTCTGAATCTAGCTTTTGGAAACCAGCCGCATATGGAGATATCTTCGCATTACCAGATCGATGCGCGATCTCTGCTTACGGCTATCCTTCAGGCCAAGAACATGCTAATCTTACTACCCGGGGGCTAAACTCTAATATGGTAGTTGAACTCCCCCCTGGCTACCGCTATATGCCATGCGGCGAGTTTGATGACCTATCTCAATCATGGCTTAGCTCTGGTAATCTCAACGATGAAGATACCGCTGACGCTCCGCAATTCTACAGATCATGTCGGATCTATGAACCGCCGGTCGAGGTAGAATCTATCACCCTCGACGGCTCAGAAGTAAAAGTCACCTTAGCTGGCAGATTGCATCACGCCGAAACGGCCCCGGATTCTATCGACCGGGATATTAGCACATGGGACCAAGGAATAATTCTCAACGAGGGTTACCGAACCATAGAAAACGGGCTCCGGCTTTACTTATTATGGCAAGCCGGGCAGGGATGGCCTAGCGCGCAGCCTGGTGATCATGCTTTGCAGGTCGCTGACCCCTCAAGCGCTCCAGATGCCGCTTTAATTCCGCGTTTCCTTTTCACCCGATTGATTCCTGTCCCGTACGAAGACACGAATGATAAGAAAGACCCTCATGATACTCCACTCTGGCATGATGTCTGGCAGCAGATGGAATTCTACATCCGCGCGATTTGCGAAGGGTTTCTGGATCCGGACTCCATCGAAAACGCGCCGATTTGCCGAAAAGACGGTACGACGAAAGGACGAGGTCCATATTGTCTCCGGTACGACAAGCTCGCAAAATATGCGACCTCAAAGGTTCACCTACCTGGAGTAGACACCAATGACCGTGATGATTACTTTCGATTGACCGCCCCTGGGCCGAACCTAATCGCAAGAGCAGGAGTGTACAACGCTTTCGAGATCGCGCTTGACAAGCTCCGCTATGTTCCAATTTGGATTCCTTGGCGAATTTTGATCCGATGGGTACGAGAAACGGGAGAATTACTATTAACCGAACAAGATCTTTCTTATTGCAATGCCGCAGACGACCAGTGGCCTTATACGAATTACTACTCATGGTCTGGGACACCCCCAGAAACTACGACCTCGACTGTGTACTATGACTGGGAAGAGGTTGACCCAGACATTCTTTCATCCATCCAAATCGGGAGAATCATCGCTCTGGAACCCCTTGGTGGCGGGCAATGGCGGATTTTTCATACAGTTAATCGGGTACAACTGAAAATAGTACCAGCCAATTCCGAAGCCTGGAATGCAATTCCAGAAACAATTAGAAATTACGTGCAAACACAAGCCGAATTTTGGACATGCGTGAATATATACAAAAAAATTCCAGCCTTAACTTACGATGCAAATAAATGCCGATATGATCCAACAGAGACAGATACCTGGGAGCAAATAAAAATCACGCAACAAGCTGAAATTCCTTTCGGCGACGCACCAGATCCAGTTACAGTAGTCTATGGGATTCCTGATGATGTGGAAAGCGGAAAAGATTATGTGGATATGCGGTTTGTCTATTGGCAGCCGCACCCAATTAATCTGATATTAGATTTGCAAAAGATATGGCAACAGAGCTAAGATTTAAAAACGTCCGAACCATCCACCTTGACATGCCGCGCAAAAAGCGGAGTGTGGAGAATTGTCTCGGATGTCGATGGTGGGATGGCGCGCGGTGCATTTATCCGCTGATTCCGTGTAGCTGGGAGCGGCTTCGGGACACCCCCTGGAAATTCGGGTTTTGCCCAGCCGGTAAGTGGAGGTAAAGTAGGAGCAATGAGGCGCGTGGCATGTATAGTCATCACCGGTCTATTACTTGCAGTTGGCTGCTCGACTACATCTGAGCGGCTAGACCGCGAGCAGCAACGTCTTCAGGCTGCACAGGCTGAGGCCGAGGAAATCAGTCGCCAGCTTACCACTGCTGTCGTCGACACTCTAGCACCAGCAGCACCGACCAACCGGACCTGCGCGGTGGCTTACGACTTGGCTCGGCTTGATCAGGCAGTGGAAGGCATGCCGACCGCCCGGCTTGATCCGGAGACCTTGCGCGATCCAGAGGCTCGGCTTGAGTTGGCCCGGCGGATTGAACGACAGTTGCAGGAAATCCGCTCCCTCCGGACCCGGGTAGCCGAGCTTTCCATGCAACTCATGGATCTAGGCCGTCGCTATGAAGCCGAACGGCGTAAGAGCTGGCTCAAACGCCTCTGGTTCGGCCTGGTCGGCACGCTTGGTCTCGGTGGGGCGATTGCGGCGGTTGTTTTGGCACCGACCATCACTCTACCCCTCATTGGCCGGTTACTCGGTTGGCTAGCGACGACTATTCCGTCTTTAGCAAGCTGGCTAGGGATCACCACTCTCCGCGTCGTGGACCAGATTGTGGAAGGCGTCGGTCGATTCCGGCGAGAACATCATCAACTTCCAGTCCGCGAACGCTTGGATGACCATTTGAAAGAGACCACCGATCAAAGCACTAAGCGGTTTATTGAAAAACGACGCAAAGCCCTGGCGGTCTAACAATGGAACGGATCGACCGAATAGAGGCAAAGGTGCAAGAACTAGGCGAGACGACGAGCAGGCTGAGCGCTAAGACGGAAGCGCTCGAGAAACGGCTTAATGGTCTGGCTCCTGCAGGCAATCCGGCCCCGTGGATGGAAGCGATCGTCTTAAATCGAGCTCTCATGGAGCGAGTAGACAAGATGTCGGAGAAACTGGATTCGCTCGAGAAAAAGGTCATTAACATTCAAATCAAGGTCCTCGCGGTGATAATCGCTATCTCATTGCTAGCGGCGTTTGCACGGATCATCTCATAGGCGGTTCTCGATCTTTTCTTTCAGTCGCTCCGCCCAAATTGACGCAATCGTATAGCAGGGGATTCCGCTGACCAGCCGCATATACGTCTTAGACCAGGGAGGTTTCAGCAGGATTCGACACATCCCACTAATAGGCGACTGAGTGACCAAGATTTCGTATCCACCTGCCTTCAGTCGCTCAACCTCTGTGTAGTTGTTTGCGTTAACCCTTGCCATAGGTCTGCCGTGACCAAGGTAGTACGAAAAATTTTTCGAAAAATTCGTTTTTCCTTGTTGACAGCCTGGGAAAATGTGTTATATTGTGTGGTGTAGAAAACGAAAGGAGGGAAACAATGCAGGCACAATTAATTGAAAAAATCAAGGCGGCAATCAAGCGAGTGGTGGCTAAGTACGGCGAGCCCAAACCTGGTATGGGGAGCTGGTTAATTAGGCCTAACCGGGGACAGTTCGCGCGGTTCGGAAAAACACGGGAGGGCAAATGGTATTTCATGCGTGGTCACCGTTTACCTGAAAGTTACGACGACGATTATGAGACAATTATCTGCGGTTGCCCCTACCAAGGGCAGTCACATTTCTGTACACGGGTTGAGGCGAGCAGCCTTGATGAGCTGTTAACTAAGATTCATTAACCCTAGCGCCACCTCCCTCTCCATGAGAGGGAGGTACGCTGGGGTTAACCAGCAGAAAGGAGGGTAACCATGAACAAAGTGATACCAATAGAAGGACCTAAGGAAAAGCAAAGGCGAGTTGATCTGGTGGTTCAAGATATATTGATGAGTAAAGAAATAACACGTGCGATGCAAACTCCGAAAGACCAGCTTTCCTCAGCGATGCGGAAGCTGGTCGGGCTTCGCAAATTTAGGCGCAGTCGAATTCGCGCTTACAACAACATGATGGAAGAGATCGAAGTTTACGGGGGTACGGATCGCGAGGATCCGTTTCGGCGGCTCAATAAAGAATATTGGCTAAAGGCGTTTCGGAAGGTCTTAGCCTTAGACGGGCTTCCGATGGAACTCCGAAAGAAAATCGAGAGCTCCATTGAGGAGATTGAGCAAATTTAGGTGGCACCGACCTAGAATGGAGAACGGCCGTCTGCGGTGCCCGGGCGGCCAAATACCAAATAGAGATGAAGCATGAAGACGATCAGTTTAAGCAATTATGACGGCGTTCCGGGGTTCTATATTAAGGTGGACCACCAAATCGACAGCACAGGTCCGTACGCCACCGTTACTCTGTATCTCCCTGCAGAGGGTCAAGGCGCAAGGCTCCATGAACTCTATCGAAGCCCAACGCGTGATCTATTGGGAGAAAGCCTAGCTTTCAATTGGGGGATCGCCGCGAGTGGTACTCCAATTGGCTATGCGCGAATGAAAAGCAAAACATACCGCGGAGGCATGTGGGACGAAGTAATAGAGTCAGTCGAGAGCGCTATTAGGTCCATATGTTACATACTTAACGAAGTCGTTCACCGCAACGTTCGGTTACGACGAGATGTCCCGGAAAACCAAGAATTTCTATTCAGGTGGGGAGGTGAAGCCAATGAATGAACCACAAAAAGACCTAATCAGGGTGTTGGAAGACGCGCGGCCGGTCCAGGAGGTTTCTCAGGCCCAGCCGGCCGTTGCTCGGGCGGTTGCGGAGGTTCAAGCTGGGGTCGTGCTTGCTCTGAAGACCCCGCGGGATCCTGAAGCCGCCTACCGACAGATCATCCAAAATTGTCGCCGTCCCTCCCTCGCGGAGCGAGCGGTGTATGAATTCCCCCGAGGCGGGAACTTGGTCACTGGACCAAGCATCCACTTGGTTCGCGAGATCGCCCGGCACTGGAAAAACATTCGCTCCGGGTTGGTTGAAATCCAACGCGAGAATGGGGCTTCGCTCGTGGAGGCGTATGCGTGGGACCTCGAGGCTAACATCTACGATAGCCGGAGGTTCTGGGTCAAACACGAACGAAAGCGGGGCCAGCTCGTGGTTCGATTGGAGGATCCCCGCGACATCTACGAAGCAATCGCCGCGCAAGGAGCGCGGTATATTCGTGCCTGTCTCTTGTCGGTGCTCCCCTCCGACATCGTGGAGGCGGCGATGGAGGTTTGTGAAAAGACAATGTTGGAACAACTCAAGGGGAACACTGACCAGGCTCGACAGGCTATGATTAAAGCGTTCGCGGAAATTGGGGTTCCGGAGGCAAGTCTGAACAAATTCCTCGGAATTCCCGCGCGGAGGGCTACTCCGCGGCAAATTTTCCGCCTCCGCCGGGTTTACCAAGCGATCAAAGACGGGCTAGTCCGTGCGCAAGACATCTTCGACTTAACCGTTGCGCCTCCGCCTGAAAAGCCGAAACAACGACGCGGGCGGAGGAAAAAGGAACCGGAAACAAAGCTGGAACTGGGACCGGAATCAGTACAAGAACCAGAGCCACAGCCGGAGGAACAACCGGTTGAAGAGGTGAAAGATGAGGAACCGGAAGAACCAAAGCAAGACGAAACGGTCCAAGAAGACCTGCTATAGCTTCCTGAACCAAGTCTATCGCGAGGCGAAAATTGAGCCTCGTAACCGGCGTTATACGCCGGAGATCGGGTTCACGTATGCCCTGGCTTGGCTGAAGGGGTATACGGACGCAGAAATCGCGACCGCCGTTGGATCAAGCATGCATGCGGTCGCAATGCGGCGTTGGCGAGCGTTGAAACGTTTAAGCCGAGCGCCTAAATGGTTTTTCGCGCTTGTCAAGCGCTATAACTTGACGCATATTTTAGACCGCTACGCCGAAAGGCATTGTTGACCTCCCTTTCCTTTCGTTTGGCCGCCCCGGGAGAAATCCCGGGGAAATTTTTTGAGAAAATTCATTTTCCCATGTTGACTTTACGAGAAAATGTGTTATGTTGTGTGGTGCGTGGATGAGATTAGGCGACACGAAGTGACGGGGACGGAGTCTGGGAGGTAGCCATGAAAGTCTATAAGATCGTACGACAAGCCAACGGAAAACTATGGAGCGCGTGGGCTCCATATGCAGGAGCGGTTGAGTATATCCCTGGACGGTGGGCCACCCCTAGAAGGGACAACGGTCCACTGACGGCGTATAAAGATTTCGACGAGGCAATGTTCCAGATCACTCAGCTTCTCCCGCCTTGGTTCGACTACTGTATCTTTGAGGCCGAGGCGGAACCATGGGACCAGAAACTACCGCGCAACCCGGGCGGCGTAATCTATGCCTGGGTTTGGGATCGGGGGGTGAGGTATGAATCCTGTCTCACTCCATTCTCTTCGCGAAGCCTAGCGTTGTGCCGAAGGATCAAGCTCCTTCGGTGTCTTTGGGATACCAAAATAAACCTTCAGTGGGCGACTGCGGTAAACGGATGAAAATGAGGGAGGGAGTGGGACGATGAAGAGTGATGTAGTCTTGGTGGTTTGGCGCTACGGGGTTCGCTGTGAGCACAAATTTGACTCGATTGCTCGGGCGGCTCGTAGCGCGATTCATCACCTTGACCATTGCGAAGGTTTCCCGGCTGAGATCAAGGTGAACGGGAAGGTCGTATGGAAAGCTGGAGAAACCGGAACCATGTATTCAGAGCTTGAGGTGTTAATCCGTAAGGTGGAGGCGGCCACGGCCTAAGACGAGAAATCCGGCCTCTGTGGCGCAAGGCCGGGAAGGAGACGGAGTCAATGTTGCTGAAATACCCTGTGACGAAAGATGGTGCTCATCTGTGGAACGGCTGGCCTCTGGCCCCAATGTGCCGAATCCACATCAACCGACTTAACCCATACAAAACCTGGGGCCCACGGATCCCGAGACTTCAACAACCGTTGAGGGGAGAAACATGGGGATGGTTTTTGGGGGATCCAGGCGACAAAACCGAGAAGTGGTTTCGGTATGTTGGATTTGGGGAAAACCAGGTAACGCAAATTGGTTATAAGGTGGTTTGGGGCGGCAATTCGGGCCCCGGAGGCGGGAAATACGCTTCAGGCTGTTATTTTGAGATCGCACGAGATATTTGGTTTCGGGTGGACCAATGGACTTTGCCCCGGGAGGGGGAAGGCCCGATTGTGGTCTTCCAAAACCCAATTGAGGCAGCGAACTATATCCGGATGTTCCGCATTCCGGAACTCGAGGTCTGGGAATGCCGTTACATTCCGTGGGTTTGGGCTCCACTCTATGACCAGACCTTTGGGCAATGGGGAGATGGAGATCCGGTTGAGGGAGGAGAGCCCATTGCTACATGGTGGGGGGCGAACAATGTCCCTATGCGAAAACTTCCGACAGGGGCTGTTCTAGCGTCGGCCGTGAAGCTAATTTCATATGTGCATGTCAAATGAACTCCAAACTAAAGACGTAGTGGAGGCGCCGAAATGAAAACCAAGACGACGAAACACAATGGAAAGCCCGAGTTGTGGGCGAGCGAACTAGACAGGGTGGCGAAATGCCCGGCAAGCTGGAGGCTAAGCCGAACGGTCTTGCCTGGGCCGGATTCGCCGGCCTCAATCCGGGGCCAACGGATTCACGCTGCGCTTGCGGGCAACCCGCCTCCGGATCTCTCTCCGGAGGAAAATGAACAACGTGAGAATGCTTGGCAGTCAGCCTACTGGCTGACCGCTCAGCTACTCGGCAAACATTACTCTGACCTAGAAGTGCGACGCGAATGGAGCGCGGTGGTCCATTTGGATAGCGCAAAGATCGTCGGCCGCTACGACATCCTGATTTGGGATCAGGAAACGAAGCAGGCTTGCCTGTATGACTGGAAGACCACCGCCTGGTATGAGTGGGACCCCGGCACAAACTGGCAGCTTGCTGCCGGAGCGCTTGCAGCACAAGAGGCACTAGGGGCAGAGGTGGTTTACGTTGCGATTATTGAGACTGGGCGAGGCCAATACAGACCGGATTATTACACTTACGACGAACATGGCTTGTCTATCGCGCGTCGACAACTCAAAGATGTGGTCGACGCGGCAATTCATAAGCCTGACAGAACGCGTCGTGGCGACCACTGCCGTTTTTGCCCTGCCTTGCAAATTTGCCCTGAGACGTTGAAGCTCCCGGAGTTCGTTGGCGGAAAGAAGTCCAAAGAGCTGCTTAAACAGTATGTTGAGGGACTTCCTCCGGCGAAACTCGCAGACCTATTGAACGAGTGGAAGAACTGGGTCCAGATCGTAGGCAAAGCACTCGAGGAAGAAGCGAAACTCCGCCTATCTCGCGGTGAAGAAGTCCCCGGCTGGACCCTTTCTGCTGGCACTACAGTTCGCGAAGTCAAGGATGTTGCCGCAGTTTGGCGAAAGCTAAAAATGGCAGGTGTGTCTCCGGTTGATTTCCTCAACACGGTTCGTGTGAGTATTAAAGACATCGAGCGTCTACTCAAGCCGATCGCGAAAGATCGAGCGGAACTGAAGGATCTGCTGGAGCAGGTACTGGAGGGTGCAGTCGAGGAAAAACAACGGAGTCCAAGTTTGAGGAGGGAAAAATGAAAGCGTATAAGGTAGTGCTTAATACAGGTCGTGAATGCGGACTCGTGAGCAGCTACGCTTATTTAATACTGCGCTCCTATATCACCTATAAGCCGGGGCAATGGGTAAAACCTAAACCTGGCTGTGGGCCACTCGCCGCATTTCGAACATTTAAACATGCTAAAATATATGCGGTAAAATTGCGAGCTGATATAGAAATGTGTGAAATATGGGAGGCCGATGTTATGCCGTGGAAGGAGCGCCTTCCGAGAGTTGGTTTAGATTCCGGTGGTCCCGTCCCCATAGCTCTATGGGATCGCAGGCAAACAGCGCTCACCCCATTTGAGCTTCCACGCGGTACATTGTTGTGTCAGGCAATCAAACTGACCCAAAAAGTCTGGCCATAGAAGTTGAGTACTGGAGGACTGAGCCATGAGGATCAAAGTTGACATTGCTGGGACCCCTCAAGGTAAGCCGGCCCCGCGCTTCCGTGCGGTTCTACGGAAGGACGGGAGACCGGCGCTAGTCAGGTATCCAGGCAAATCCGCCGAGCACTGGGAGCGGGCTATCTATTCTCAGCTCGCGGAATATGTGCCAGAGGAACCGCTGGACGAGCCGGTTGCGGTTACGGCCGTCTACCGGATTATGCGGCCCAAAAGCCACTACGGGGCCAAAGGGCTGCGGCCAAAGTTTGAGGATGTCCGGCATGCGCAGAAACCGGACCTCGACAATCTCAATAAGGCCCTCGACACGCTGACACACATGGGAATTTGGCGGGATGATGCGCGGGTCTGGTGCTGTCTCGCAGCAAAAATCTGGACCATAGGCAACCCGGGCCTGGATCTGCAGATTGAGACTGGGCCCCCCGAATGGTTCAATCTGATGAGTGAGGCGGCTGCAGTTTTGAGTCATTCCGAAAACCAGAAACACAAAGATCTCGCGTATCGGATCTATAGGTTCCTTGGAATGGTCAAACCAACTCACTAAAAGGAGGTACCTATGAAAAAAGAAGTCCGAAAATTGGCACTATGCCGAGGTGTTCCGAGCGCATTGATTAAGATCAAATATTACTTTTCTGACGGCAAGCCCGAGGCAATTATTAGATTATTTCTTCCAACTGCTGAACGAGAGGCAGTTAATATACATCCTGCTCTTGTGGACCCCTATACCACATTATTAGGTGAAGAGCTAAACTATCAATGGGGTGTATTTGTGTTAACACACAAAAAGGCGCCTATAGACGCACGACAAAAAGAGATCATTTTGGAGGGTGAATCATGGGAGGAGTTGAAAGAAAAAGTACATGAAAAAGTCGAAGAAATTGTCACTACTCTTAAGCGTGTGATCCAAAAGAATTCAACCCCAGATGACGAGGAAATTGAGATCCAGTTTAGCTGAAAGGAGGTGTGCCATGAAAATATATAATGAAGACAAGGTTTGTCGGTTGATTCGTAGGGCGAAAAAATATTCGTGGTTTGCGGTTCAGAGAATAGAGTGGAAATATTATTTTTCCGACGGAAAAGGCTTGTTCCTTATTTTTGCAGGATCACATCCTAAAATTATCCAGCAGATCCACACCATCATTGGGAGAGAATTGATGGACGGGGAAATCATCGGCAGCCCCAAACGGAATCTTTATGAAATGTTCTCAAAGCTCACAAAACAGCGGAAACGCAAAGCGGAACCCACCCCATGGCTTTATCAATACACAGACATGTTGGGCAAAGCTTTTCTCGTCGGCAGATATGTAAAGATGATGCAATTGAGATATTGGGAAGTTTTCGAAAAGTCAATGAAATATGAGTTTTTACCATATTGCAGCGTGCCATGTTTTGTTGTGAGTGATATAGATGATCCGGTGGCCGTGATCGCCGCAATGACCGGCCATCCTAAAAGGTTGCCCAACGTAGACAAGGATGACTTTATTCAACAGTTGGAATAATTCGGGATGTAGACGAGATCAAAAGGCAAAGAGGAGGAGATAATAATATGAATCCGCCAGAGAGAATTCGAAAGCATCGTGCATTTCTGGGTGCCTACCGAAAAGGTTATGAGGCTGCTAAGCGTGGTGAGCCTCAAAACGCCAATCCCTACAGTGAATTAGACACTGCGCCTGGTGGTAATGTGACCTGGAACGTCGCATTTCACCGATACTGGGATATGGGGTGGGAAGATTATCACAAAGAAAAGAAGAAGGAATGAAATCGATAACAAAAGAAGAATTGTAACCCGCAGAGACTGGTATATGAGTGAGAGAAAACCATATCCTCGCAAGCCGATTGAGTATGAGGTGACTTATGAGAGACATATCCTCTGCTGGTCGGCAAATCACCCAAAAACTGTGCGGTTTGCCAAGCGACGCATGAATAAGCGGTTTCGTAGAGAGGCAAGGGAACAGCTCCGGAAGGAATTGCAAATCCTCGCGAGCTGTCTGACTCGCAGGGATCCTCCTCCCAGACGGAAGACCGTCGGCAGCCGATCCGACGGCAGTGGAAAGTATAGCACAACACGGAGATAAAGCCATGACGAAGAGAGAGGTAGCAGCACGAATCCGAGAGGCGCGGCTTAAGATGATGTACGTCGTAGATTACGCGCGCGAGTCGATCAATGTCGGTTTTGAGGCAGAAGACTATTTGTGGCGTGGCGATTTAGCGAAAGCTGAGGAATGTCTGAAGCAGGCAGAGGAGTGGGAAGCCAAGATTCGCGAACATCTAGGTTTCTGGCTTCCGGCATCTCTACGGCTTGCCGTCCTAAGAGGGCAAGCAAAGCGGAAAGAGAAGGAGGTATCGAACAAATGAGGTTTTACGGTGAGGTTCAAGGCGAGGTTATGCTAGTTAGTGTTCCGCTCGACCTTCTGTTTTTGCACGAGGTCATAAGTAAACAAACGGTCAGATGCTGGCTGACCGCGAAAGCGTGGCAAGCTCTTTCATCGCAGAATATCCGAGAGGGTGACACAATTAGGGCCCGAGGGATGATCACACAATGCTCAAAGACCGGGGGAATTCTCGAGGTCGAGGTGTGGAACTTGGAAAAAGTAGAAGATTTCGACGAACAGCTTTACCGCGCCGGTCTTGGCGCGGTACCGGACACGACAGGCGGACTGTCGGTGGAAGAATACATACGGAGGATGAGAGATGAAACGGATCAAAGAAACCATCCAGTTGATTCGTGAGACGTTTGGAGTGATCACTTGTCCTGGGTTAGATCCGCTTGAGGCGGACGAATTGGATCGGGGTATTTGCCCGATCTGCGGGGAGAAGCTTATTTTGCGACGAGACTGGCTCAGGCGGTTCCGGTGTTCTCATTGTGGGTGGAAACTTCCGCCTGAGGTATTCGTGGTTTGTCCGGTATGCGACAAGATTTTGAGGGGCGGCACGTCGAATTTGGCGGTGTTTTGCCTATGTCGGAAATGCCGGAAAAACTTAACCCCGTGAGTGGGTTGTCTCACGGGGTGACAGCGGAGAGGATCCTTCATTTCTGCTCACCTCTTAGGAGGGAGTCGCCGGCAGCGAATCCGGCGGCGAGAGGAAATTTAGCGGTTGCCCGCTGCAATGTCCAGAAATAAATCTGGACCTATCGTCAACAGAAAAGTTGGTACTAATCGTGCTGATGCTGCATAGCGATATCAATGGCGTGTGCAAGATCAGTTATTCTTCTCTCGCGAAGTTATCAGGACTCGCAAGGCGCAGTGTGATACGGATAATCCACAACCTCGAACGGAAAAGAATAATCAGGCGGCAAGGTGGCCCAACCAATATCTATCTGTTAAATATAGCGATTGCCAAGCAGGCAGATGATGGATCTTGCCTTTCATTTGCTTGCTAGAAGAGAACTCTGAAAAAAGGAAAGGGGTAAAATGATGTCCCCTGAGAAAATCAAGGAGTTCATTGATCGGGATGAGTTAGGTACGAACGAGAGAATTGTGGCGCTTGTGTTGATTCTGCACGCCGACAGTAAAGGCCAATGTTGGCCATCCGTCAAAACGTTGATGCAGTGGACACGGCTTAGCCGAGCTAGCATCATGCGTGCATTAGCTAAGCTTGAGAAAGCAAACTTAATCCGGCGAGGGAAGACCGCGCGCAATCGGAACATCTATTACCTAAGCATTTCCTCCGAACAAGATGTCTCAGAGAGAGACATGTCTCACAGAGAGACCACAGATGTCTCAGAGAGAGACATGTCTCACAGAGAGACCACAGATGTCTCAGAGAGAGACAT